CCGCATTACCCGTTTAGACTAAAACTATTTAGAAAAAGGGATGTTTTAATGGGGTGAATAGTGCGTGAACCCTACCAATCAGGATACTCCCACTCAGACCGTAGTTTTTTCTTTCTCTTACTTGTTACCCTTATCTTCGTACAGTCCTTACACTCATAAGAATATGCTGATGGTGTAGTTCTATCGTTCTTCGTCCTGTAAAAATCATTCAGTAGATCTTTCTTCTGACCACATGTTCTACATACCCTTTCAGTAAAAAGTAAATGATCTAGTAAGAATTGATCTTCGAATTCCATCACTCAAAAATCTCTGGTTAAGTAGTTATGTTCAGACTCTGGTTTTAGATGCTCAATATCACCCCATCTGGATGAAAGAATTTTTTTAAAGGTAACGTTTATCGATTGTGCCATTGACATACAGGTATCAATATCGTTTTCGTTATAGTTGAATACGATATATTGCCAGGTTGTTTTATTACCCATAGCGGCACATCTTTTCATGATGTTGAATAATTTCTCACCATCTTGATTCACTCTATACTTATTACTATCGGCAGGTAAACCATCGATACCGAATATCCATTCAACGTCATGATTCTTGGTCATTAGAAATGCCCTGGTAAACCAAGATTGAGATCTAAAAGATGCCGCAACACTGATGACTAAACTAACATTCTTTCTGGTAGCAATTTTTAGTAAGGTAAAAAAGTCATCATGGTGTGTGGGATCTGATATTTGACCACACAAAAAGATCTTATCAAAGTAATCGGTTATTTTTTCCCACGACTCGATGTCTATGTCAGAACCAGGAATATTTTTACCATTGTAAAATTTTTGCCGAGCACAACCAGGACACCTCAAGGAACACTTATGTGTAAGATCAAGGTTGATAGTTTTCTTAAGAGTAACTAATTTTCTTGTGCTCATGACTATCAGAACAATAATTTTTACAAGTTTCTGGTGCCTCCTCTGGTCTGTCAGTCAAAGTGTTCCAAAAATCTTGCCATTCTTCGGACTCGATAATGGACTCAATAGAATCCACATCCGGTAGTTTAAATTTATCCTTAGTAAGATTTTTAAATTGTCCTATTCTATTTGGGTGATCTGCCCAACAACAGGGCAGTAAGTATCCATCAATGTTAAATCCATAACACTGCTCACCACTTAGGCATTTGGGATTGATCATTGGAATTCCCACATGTATGACATATCGCCATACTCATCAACCTTCCACACATCACCATTAGAGTCAACCTCACCTTCGAAGTCAGTTAGACCATCGCTAACAAACCCGAATGGTGACATGTCCTGCTCAATCTGATTCTTCTGTTCTTCGTAAATTCTCTTACGGACATCATTGTCCGTCATTTCCTTAAAGTATTCCTGTGCTACCAACCACGCAAAGATAACCAGGCACATCGCCAAGTCATCATTACATCCTTCTTCTGCCTCAAACGATTGACGTTTTTGGATGAATGTGGTAAGTTCACTAATCATATCGTAGTCACAGATGACAAGTTTGTCATCCTCAATCAAAGTCTTGAGGTTACTACAACCAACCTTCTTAACTGTGACACTCATCTTGACACCCAGTTGTGTCTTCTTACCAGAGAATCCTGTGCCGACAATCTGACCAGCACGACCTCGCATCGCACACATCAGCACATTCTCATACTCCAGATCGAACTGGATGATTGACGCAACCTGGTCCCCAATATCATTGACCTCTGCTAGGATGTACGCATTGTTGTACGCCGTAGCAGTTTCTACAATGATGCTTGGGAACATCATTGGTTTGATTTCGTTGTTTCGATATTTGCCAACCACTTTGTATGGAAACGAAGTGATATCAAAAACGATGAAAGCAGAGTAGTCTTTCGAAACACCACGAGCAACGTCCACTGTAATTATATAATCATGATCCTCAATGGGCATCTCGTAGAGATTGAGACTACCATTGGTTCGCACTGGATCCTCATAAACCATTGTCTTCAGTTTAGAGGGTGCGATAAGTGTATCAACAGATCCTAGGAATTCGCACTCGAACTCAACCTTGAACTGCTGCTCACTTGTGTTAGCAATAGTTTGTGCTTTCCACTTGGCGTCCCTACCTGGGACTTCTGACCAGTGAACTTCTGTCGCAACATAGTCATTCTTTCCACGCTCAGCATCGTGCCAGTAACGGTAGAAGTGATTCATACCGTGTGGCGTGGACACCATGATTACTTTGGTGCTCTGTCCAGACGAGATAGTAGGATAAACAGAGGCAAAGAATTCATCAGCAATGTGATTCGGGATGAACGCGAACTCGTCAAGAAAGATGATATTGTAGGAGCCGCCACGAACAGCAGATGCAGACGTAGATGCGGCGATAATTTTAGACCCATTCTCCAACTCCATGGAACCCTTGTTCCAAGCAATAATACCCTGCTGCATCCACTTTGGCAAGTTTTCGTAAGCAAGTTGTAGCCTTCCTAGAAGGTCACGAGCAGTGGATGCTTTGTTTGCTAGAATGGCAATGTTAACGTTATCGTTAAAGATAGCGTAGTGTAGAAGATACGATACACACGTTGTAGACTTACCAGTCTGTCGTGGCATCTTACAGATATTAAATCTGTTCTCATGGAAGTTTGAGATCAACTTCTCTTGGAACGGATACATGTCAAAGGGTACAAGACCGTGGTCAAGTGACACGATCTTGATATGCTGCCTAGCAAAATACACCGGATTGTTCTTACACTTAAGGAACTCAACAATCTGTTCCTCAGTAAAGTTAATCGGTGTATTCGCTTTCTTTAGATTGGGATTACCAAGATAAATGTCACCCGACATAATAAATCAAACTCTCTTCAGTAGTGTTTCTAGTGTATTTGGGTCTTTTGGACTTGTGATATCTTTATACTGTTGATTAATTTTCTTATCAGCACGTCTGATACGAGCACCCATCACCCGATCAATACCAACCTGCCCTTCCATAAATTGCTGGAATGTTTTCATATCAGCAGTTCCAAGCACGTAGAGACTTATTGATTCTGCTATCGGGATCGTTAGCAGTCTTCTTACTAGTTAGTTTCTTTTTCATACCCTTCATTCGAGCGCAGAAGGATGCCCTCCTGGGGTTTCCAACCTTTTTGCTTGGTGCTTTAAGGTCGCTGCCTGGATTTTCCTTTTCATAAGACTTTCGTCCTTTTTCGTTAAGTCCTCCCTCTGAATTTTTTCCTGCTTTTTTTGTCCAGGCTGCTCCTTCATCTAACCCTTCCTCATCTGAGACGCAAATACTAACGATCTCCCTAAAATCACTAAAAGTGAGTAGTTCTGAGTCTTGGTCATAACTCTCCTTAGGATCGAACATGGCAGTGAAACCTGTTACTTTAGATTTCACACTTTGGTATCCTTTTTTGACACCATCCTCAACACCACCTTTCTTCTTCTCCTTCTGCTTACCAGGTTCCTTTGCTTTGGTAGGTTCCTGTGGTTTGGAAGGTTCGGATGTGCTAGTTGGTGTTTTTGGTTCTGCGGGTTTTTGTGCTTTCTTTGGATCTGCTGATTGACCCTTTGCCTTTGATGGGATGCTAGGTGCTGTTCTGGACTGCATTCCAGAAGACTTCACCATGGAAGAACTTTGTGGTTTGGCAGACTTACCTACAACTTTAGATCCGGCAGCAACTGGTCCTTTCTTGACTTTGCCACCCACCATTGCCTTAGCAGCATCAGCAGTGACTACTTTTCCAACCTTTTGGAGACCTTTCTTTGCTGCTGCTTTTGCTGCCATTTTACCAACAGCGGCAGCACCAGCAACTACAGGTGCGATCTCCTCAATTGGTTCACCTTTTGGTTCATATGAGTTTCTCATTTGTTGCCTCAGTTTTTGCAACCGCATATTTCTATCACCGTATGTCGCACCAATGGTATTGACATTTGGACCCTCTGGTGCATTAGCTCCGGGCAGAACTGGTGCTTTTGTTTGTTTCTTAGCGAAGGGATTCTTAATGTCTAGATTAGGATGCCCAAGATATCCATCACCAGGTTTACCACCCAAAACCTCATCAATATTTTCTTCCTTTGCCATCTTTGTGGCAGTAGCGTACATCACCGATTTGGCATCGTCGCCATAACGTGCTCTAAAATCGCTAAAAGACTTTTTCATACCTTTGACGTACTTTTCTTTTTTCTTATCCTCACCCTTAGTGAGACTTCTTTCGTCCAACATCGGGGAGACTATTCACTATCTTTATTTAGAAGACCTTGCTTCAGCATCTTCTGTAGGTCAGCAGTACTACCGATAAACATAGTGTTATTGACTGTCTTGGGACTTTGACCACCCTGTGGTTTTTCTAGGTCCTTCATCTTCTTCTGAAGATCAATCAACTTATC